ATGTAGCAGATACCCCTGTCACAGAAATACCCACAGCCAATATTGGCGCTACGGTATTTATACCTATTGCACCTGCCGCCGATACACCGGTAACAGAGAATGTAGCTCCAGCAGCAGCCGATGTAGCTGTTCCAACGGCAGTAGTTCCAACAACTCCTGTAAGGATGTTATGGAATGTTAAAATTGACGGGGTATTTGCCTGCCACCCCATAGCACTATGATTTGTACAGTAATAATATAAAGTGGGAGCGCCCACCTCAACTGTGATTTGAGTATATGCCCCAGAGCTTCCGGGGGTGCCGTTAGTGGTTACACCGGTTGTGTACTGAGACCCGCCACCATGTGTGCCATTAGGTGTTTCACTAAATCGTAAGGGGTGTCCTGAGTTGGAAGAGTCACTCTGGTCAAATCTGTATGTGTTACCCTCAACTAGATCCAGAGTAACGTCAGCCGTAGCTGTTGAACCATTTATGGCGTATTTATTTGTTGAGCCTACGTTGTAATATGGATGATTAGAAGGATTGCCACTAACAACTGTTACTGTTTTTGTTATGATATCAGGACTAAACTGACTTAAACTAGCTGTGGAAGATACACCAGTTACACCAAACACAATGCCTGTATCCGATGTAGCCGTGCCTAAAGATGCGGTAGCGGAGAGGCCAGTTACGGCAACAGCAATAGGGCTGTTCCACGCACCTTCACCCCAAGTTCCTCTTCCCCATCCGGTAATATTAGACACGATTTACTCCATCAGGCTATTCTTATAATAGCGTTACTTGCATCTGCCGTAGGAAACTGGATAGTAAAAGTTCCTGAAGTAGATGTCTTATTAGAAGTGAAATCTAACACAGCGACTGCTTTATTGCTGTTGGTGCTATTGTAAATCAATGCACCCATCGCAGTAATCGTGGCTGTTGTAAAGCTAATATCATTGAAATCAGTTATTGCTGTTGTGCCAGATGTGCTTGGTGCCACTTTTGTCAGTGTGCCACCACCAGTAGCATATGTGCCGCTGGAAGCAACCTCACCAGTTGTCACAAAAACTGTTGTTGTGGCCCCTAAAGTTGCAGTTGTGCTTGACTTTCCACCACCGCTCTCTGCGTAAAGAGCCAGCTTGAAAGCATTGCCATTTGTGGCAAAGTTGTGTGTACCCAACAGTAGCTCTTGTTTGAAAGATGTACACATTGCTTGTGCTATTGCCATTATATTCTCCTTATAGCATCTGCTAATTCCAGTTGACCCGCTTCACGAACCTTCGCACATATTGTAGCACGTTCCTCCCTCCTCGCCAACTCCACGTAGTATTGTAAAATATTTCTCACTTTGTCTTTGAAAGCCTCTGCTTGAATCCTTATCTCCTCTGGAGAGTCTTCGGAAACATATACGATTTTGTTAGTAGCCATTTCTGATATCTGATCATTTGAAAGACCCCCCTTGTTAGATGTCATAACACTAACCGGACCCAGTCCCGTTGCCCCTGTATTAAACATTATCATGTCTCCCGAATATCACTGGTTTTTCATCTTGTGGCTCCGGTGACTCAAACTCTGACTGCCTCACTATTAACAACGATCCATCTTTTACTGTCTGAACCAAAGGGTCATCCAATCTATGATAACCATATAACTTCTCATTATCTGGAACATTTGTATCTAAAAGTGTTGAGTTGTGAGCCACCTCTATCTTTATCCCTTTTGAAACTGCTATGGCTAACCAAAATTCTACACAAGCTCTGCCAGACTCAGCCATATTTACGTTTTTATATGTATAGTCTATGCCATAAAGACACAGGGTCTTAACCTTACTCCATATTGCGTATGCCACAGCATAAGCCACAGTGTTATTAAAATAACAAAAGCCTAAGCCTGTAGCCACCTCCTTTAACGGGAAAAGTTCTAGGTAACTTATTCTTTCATCCAGTTGACAAGTAATAACTGGTTTTGTGTTTTTTGATAAAAATTCACGGGCAACACCTGTTTGTGTACCCGCGTTTTCTGTATCCAAAAACCTAGACACAGGATCCATCATAAATGTTTTGTCAACGTGTATGATTGCTCCTATGCAGTTTATTCCCCAAACTTCGTCAAAATGTTGTGAGGCTATTCTCGCAGAAACGTAATCAGCGTAACTGCTACCAAGCCCTACTATAGCTACTTTCATTGTCTCCCTATGTCCTCGGTCTTTCTGGAAGCCCCTCTCTGTAAGCGTCCGCGTTTTCTCTAGCCTCTGCCAAGTCTTTTAACCTAGATAAACTCTCTGCGAATCGAGATTCATATAAAGCAATTATATCAGGCTCACCCTTCATAAAAATATAAGCCTCTATCAAAGAGCCATACAAAAGAGAGTTTGGAGAGTTTTCACTAAGCCATGTGTACTCCGTGTCTGCCAAAGCTGTCAGACTGTTTGGCCTATAATAATAATGCAATTCAACTGTGTAATCCGCATTAGGGGTTGGCCCTAATATAAAGTTAGCATTTACAAGCCCGCTTGCAGATGTAACAGATGAGTCAAAGAAACCATAATACAGCGGCTTTCCTGTTGATGTCACATCAGGAAATGCCTCCCTCATAAAGTTGACATCCTTTTCTAAAAGGAAGCCCTCACTTCCAGAGGTCGTGATAAATAAGGAAAATGGAGCTAAAAAATCTGTGGGGGTTCTTAGATACTGGTTGCCTGTGGTCATTACACCAGTGGCGTTCTTTCTAAAGTTCTCCAGATCAACATTAGAGAATATTCTTTGTTCTGCTGCTTTTATAAAGTTTGAAAGATTAGCGACAAAGGTCGCCTCGCTGTTGTCGGTATAAGATTGAATAGCGGTTTTTAGCTCACCAAAGGTAAAAGACATTTTACTACCCTAAAGCTGTGACTGGCCCAGCACTTGCAAAAAAGCCGCCTCCAGAAACAGACCCCGTTGTTGCACCGCCAGAAACAGAAACGGTATAAGTATCATCTGATACTTTTGTTATAGAATACCCAGTGGACAACTCCATCACCGCCTGAGTTATGCCGTCAAATGGCTCGACAGTTCTAAACCTTACAGTATCGCCTGTGTCTCTTCCGTGATTAACTTCTGTAATCGTTATAGTTGTTGTCGCTCCACCAGAAGCACCAGTCGTAAACGGATTGTCTTGCAGAAGATTAATTACATCAGGCTCCAGCCTGTTTGGCCTTGCATTAGCAAGTGACTGACCATCAGAAACCCTCACCCTGCCAATAAAGTTTTGCGGGTGATCATGGTCAACCACATCTTTTCCAACACGCATACCTGTTCTGGTTCCGTTCTTTATTTCAAAAACAAGGTCAGATAACTTGTACCTGAACCCTGTTTTATCACATATACCATATGCGTGTTTTCCTACTGCGTTAGGCATTTATTAACCTGCCCTTGTAAAACGCTTGCCTCTTGTGGCTGCGCCAGTGCCGCGCATTACACCACCTTTAGACATGCCTTTTTTTCTCATCATTCCGCCTCTAGCCATGCCCTTTTTCTTCATCATTCCACCCATAGCGTAGCCCTTTTTCTTCATGGCACCGCCTTTTTTCATAACAGATGCGCGGTTAGAGGCTCTACGAGCTTTCTTCCTAAGAGCCTCAAGGCGTTTGTTTTCAGATGATGTAACAGGCTTAGTTGTTTGACTGCTTGCTGCCCTTGCTTTCGCACTAGGCACTGGCTTTCCACGCTTTCCACCCATTGGCGTTGTCATTGGTTTTGGTGCAGAAGCAGCATCTGCGGCTCTACGCTGTTTATTGATTTCACCAAGCTGATTGAGACGAGTCGTGACCCTAGCTCTTTTATTTGCTGTTTCAGACTGTTTTGCAGGAACTGGCTTCCCAGCTTTCTTTGCTCTTTTAGCCGCAGTATCATCAGCCAACCCCTTCATGGACGATTTTGTCATCCCAGAGTAAACACCGCCGCGTCCCTTGCCACCAGTTGGCATCTTAATGCTTTGTCCAACGCGAATTTCATTGGCGTTTTTGATTCCGGGATTAGCAGCCATCAAAGACTTGAGAGTAAGGCCTCTTGACTTGGCAATCTGAGACAGGGTGTCTCCTGACTTAACTTTTACAGATCCGCCTTTGGCGTAGCCCTTCTTCATCATACCGCCTTTTTTCATGCCCTTTTTCTTCATCATACCGCCAGCAGCCATTTTGCCTTTGCCGTCAGCAGCAAAGAATGGAACCTTCTTCCCATCCTTTTCAACCATCCTGAGCTTTCCGCCTTTGGACATTCCTTTTTTCTTCATGGCACCGCCCATAGCATAACCCTTCTTTTTCATCATACCGCCAGCTTTCATAGGCTTCTTTCCCATCAATTCTGATTTTTTCTTGAAAGGCATGGGGGTGAGTTTCTTTTTATTTGGTGGGACAACCTTGTCTTGGCCTTTTGGCCCGCCCTTTTGACCCAGCTTTTTAATCTTAATAGGCATATTACCCTCCTAGGTAAAATGTGTCATATGGTACAAATTTTAACGCAGAGGAATCTGTGTCCTCGTTTGCTGCCAGTTCAAACTGGAACTCATATTCCTGTTTTAGGGGGGCAACCCTATTTGCCACTTCTGGTTTCTTCATAGCTATATAATACGCTAATCCTGTCACCAAACAAGGCACAAACCTAGGGGGTACAGCCGCTGTTCCGGATATACCGGAAGTAACCCCATCTATCCCCAGAAGGTAGAAATAAGCGAGCGTATACGTTGCTGCACTGTCTGGTACAGGCCAGAGAGTAAAAGTTGTAGACGTTGCCAACCTTTGCACAAAGATCTGCGAAGGTTTGCCTTGAGCGTTTTTATTGCTTGTTTTAGCGTATGTAGATACCGAAACCCTCTGAACGTCAGTATCGACCTGATTCGTGCCAGTGCCTGTGCGAATCTGGTGTTCAATGATGTCAATAGTTCCCGTAGGCAACGTATAAGTTGCTGTGCCTGCTGTAAGAGCTTGCGTCCCAGCATTGATAGTCCACAAATTAAGTCCACGATTTTGCCACTCCAATGTTAAAAGGTTAAAACTCCGCCTAGCGGCT